CCCTTACGACGACCGTTCTTACATCCGCCGGGGGGTCTAAAAATACGGATGCCATCGACGTCAGTTCCTCGACGGGATACGCTACCATTGTCCTCGTTCTGGCTGGATCGGGAACAGTAGCCCCGCAGTTGGACGTATCTCAGGAAGTATCGCTCGACGGAACAACGTGGTATACACCGGTCAATTCTGCCGGGTCGGCTATTGGCACGGTTATTGCAAACGCGTCTGCGAGTGCATGGATCGCGACGACGTTTCCGTTAACACGCTATATTCGTTTCGTATTAAATCCGGACGTTACTTCAGTTGCGACATTATATTTCATCTGCAAAGAAGGTGCCTAAGATGCTCAAACAGCGTCGAGATATGGAGGTCGGAGACGACCAGATGGAAAAATTTGCGCCGACAACGGCGCTTAATCCGTTGTTGATTCCATTCACTCCGGAGCAACAGGAAGAGCTGTCTGCAATTATTTGGGAAGATTATGATAACGCGTCCCAGTCGCGTAAAGAGCTCACATGGGGCACGGGAAAAGATGGCGAGGCGCTCGACTTCGACGCCAAATATGCAGGGCTCGTACGCCTGTATGAAGGACCCGACGACGTCCGTCCCGAAAAGTGGATGTGCGGGCGCTCCCTTAAAATTGCGCAGGCTATCGTCGAGATGCTCGTCGCTCGTTTGATACAGATGGTCTGGAGTGAAGACCTCATCCACTGGAAACCGGTGGAACCTACCGATAAGAAGCTCGTCGAGAAAATCAATAAAACAATGAAGTGGGTCATTAAAGTGTGGATGGGTTTTGAGTCCTCACTGGAAGATATTGTTCGCGCGACAGGTATGATGGGGTCAGGTTTTATTCACCCATATTGGAAAGTTACCAAAAAAGATTTAGACCTCACTACTCAGGAACCACAAGCCCTTGAAGACGGAACACCTATCGTCGGAGAAGACGGGCAACAGGTGACGACTGAAGCGAAGATGCTTTACGTCGACGAGAAACCTGCGCTTAAAATAATCCCTATTACTAAATTTTTAACCCAGCCGGGTTGCACGGATATTCAGGAAGAGCCGTTGTGTATTCTTGAGGATTTTTATTATCACGAACTGGAGCAGATGCAGGCCGAAGGTATAGCGACGAATGTCGACGACAAGATTAAAGAAGAAGTCGATAAGAGCCTTGAAGATAAGTTCGGCAAAGAATTGGAGATGGCTGAAAAGATACACACCATCAACGCTACCCGTCGCTCGACGGTGGTTGAGTGTGTGTCGTGGTATGGAAAATATGACGCCGATGGCGACGGATTTCCTGAAGATATTTGTGTGTCCATGACGATTAAGAATAAGGTGATTATCCGCGGATATAAAATTTCTAAGATTTCTCGTCGAGGAAAACGTCCATTTATACATTTTCCGTTCATTAAACGGTTGCACAAACTTCTCGGGATTGGGATTCTGGAGCAGGTCAAACCATTGGCCGAAGAAATTGACGCTTGTTTTCGTCAGATGCAAGACGCCAATACACTCAGTATTATGAGATGGGGTTTTTACGACCCGTCGTCAGACTATGACCCGAGCACACATGTGGCGAAACCGCGAGCGATGTATCCGGTGCAGAATCCGTCGCAGAACGTGTACTTTCCGGACATGACTATTCCCACCGAGAGACTCTTGAACGCTATCCGATTGTTACTCGAGTTCGTCGAGCGATTAACGGCCGCGTCCTCGTACGCGATGGGGAAAGAATCAGAAGTTGTGGGCGGGTCAGGGACAGCGACCAGAACGAATGCGATTCAGACGTCTGCGAACATACGGTTCAATATGCCCGCACTGAACCTTCGCCGGTCCATGGCCGAACTTATGACGGATTTGTTTGAGTTATGCGCGATGAATATGCCGCAAGGTTTAGAGAAGCGTATTATGGGGGAAGACCACGAACCAATTTTTACACAGGCGGAAGATTTTGAACGCGCGCTGTCATTGCAACTCGATGCTTATTTAGAGCCGAACCCCACCTTCGGAGATGTCGACACCGAACGGGAGCTGGCTGTTCTACTGTACGATAAATTCGTAATGGGTGGGAATCCGCTCGTCGTCGGTAATCCCGCGGCAATCCATTACGCAACCGCGAACATTCTGAAATCCGTTGGAGAACAGGTTGAGCCTTGGATCGGTCCGGCTCCGGACATTAAGGAAACACACGACCCGATAGTGGAGCATACGATGATTCGCGAGGGGCAGAAACCGATGCCAACTCCGGAAGAGAATCATATTGAACACATTATGGCGCATCAGAAAGTCTTCACCGATGCTGACGTATTACTGTGGCCTCCTGAAGCCCTACAGTTCTTGCGTGAGCACGTTAATATACACATGCAACAAATGCAGTTAGTGATGCAGTTTGCGATGGCGAACAAAGGAGGAGGACTTGGACAACAAAACACCGCCCCCGGTGAACCTTCAGGAGAGGGAGCAGGAAATGAAGGACCTTCAGGCCAACTGGGTTTACAATCAAGTGCGAACCCTGCTTCGGCAACGATTCGAAATCAAGTCGCGGGAACAACGCTTGGAACTCCAAAACTTTAGATTGGAGAAAGCTTTGTTTCTGGAAGGTGTGTGCTGTGGTATCGAAGAGTTCATCAAAATTGAAGCTGAAATGTTCAAACAAATAAAAGCAGTGCCTGAGCAGAGTCCCGACCTGTTCAAGTATTAACCAATGGAGATAAAATGCCAGCCCCAAATGAAAAGCCGATTGAGGAAGAAGTCCTCGTCGAGGAAGAGAATCAAGACGTCGATGATGGTAGTCAAGAAATTGATTTAACACCGGACGAACCCGAGGAGGAAGATTTAATTCCACCGAAAGTGAACGCCGCGTGGGCAAAGTTACGGACTGAGAATAAAAAATTAAAGCAGTCCATTGAAGAAATTAATCAGCGTGTGACGGAGCAACAGCGTCCACAACAGCAATATCAGCCGCCCGCTCCAGTGCAGGCTCCGGTTAATCGGATGCCACAGACACCGGAGGAATGGGACGCGCTGGCGAAGCAAGATTGGAAGCAAGCCGTATCGTTGATGTCACAGGTGACGTATCAGAATCAACAAGCGGCAATCAAGGACACCGAGCGGTTGGAGAAGTCGAAGTCAACCGTGTTGGACCGGCATCCAGATTTGAATGACCCGAATAGCGAAAAATATAAAATATTTAATCAGATTATCACGGAAAACCCACAGTACTTGACGGACCCGAAAGGACCTATCCACGCCATGCGCGACATGGAGGAGCATATGGAGACGGTTCTGGGAAGACCACGAGCGTCCATTGTTGCGGCTAAGAAACAGGGAGCAGAAGCAGAGAGGTTACGAACACAGCGGAGTGCTTTGATGAGTGGTGGCGGGCGCACCCCTGATGCGGGTTCAGGGAACAAAGTTATGCTGACGAAAGAGGAGTTAGATTTCTGCAAGCATAACCAAGTGGACGTCAAGGAATACGCGAAAAATAAACAAATGCTCGCGCGTACGGGCAAGACTGTGGGGGTTGAGAAATGAAAAAGGAACTTATCCAAGAAGACGTCCCAGTGACGCCGGTGCCGACGGCAGACACCGATAAAGTAACCGTTCTTTCACAGGGTGATTCATTTGTTTCAGGGCTAGTTGCAGATCAAACGTCCTTTGCACAGATGGAAGCACTCTACGTCAAGGAACACGGCCAAATTAATCTTCTTGAGCTGCCTGATGAATGCAAGGAAATCCAGGCCAAGACGCACCGCTTCAAATGGATGGCGAAAGACAAAAATCTTCCCGCCCGCCTTAGAGTCGGCCCTTGGATTCTGTGTACGCGAAGTAACGCACCTTTCATTAAGCCGCATCGTTTCGGGAATCACGGAGCTGTGGAGCAGGCGGGAATGCTTTTAGCGTTCACGACTGAGAGACTCGCAAAAATCCGTGAACAACTTCCGGCAGAAAAAAGCGCCGCGCTCGTTAAGCATTACACCGAGGAATTACCATCGGACGAGTCGCGCGGTTTTTATAAGCCGAAGTCCTCTGGGGACGATGACGACCAAGTGAAAGAGGGGGAAATAATCGAAGGTCGTGATTTTTAAACCAAAGGAGAATTAAATGGCAAATGTTGATCTGCCTCGTGGTCTACAGATATACGGACCGCTTCTCCGTTCCACTTTGTATACTCTCGCATCTGGTTATGCGACTTCCCTTTATAAGGGGGACCCAGTTGTTGCGTTGTCGACGGGAGATGTCGGAATTGCAACAGCAGGTTCAACCGGTACGATTCTTGGTTCTGCGTTGGCGTTTTATGACCTCAACATGGTTCCGATGAATTACTGGTTAGGCGCAACAGCAGGTGTTGGGTATGTCTTAGTGGCGGATTCACCGGAGCAGTTGTTCGTTGCTCAGGGTGATGGTGATACGTCATATCTCGACGCTGCCGACAAAAATGGTAATGTTGCCATGGTGTCCGCTGCGGGAAGTGCTGTAAACTATCTGAGCGGCTGGGAGTTGGATGACTCAGCAACGGCAGGTGGTGGTGCAACGGAACAGATTCGTCTGATCCGCCCGGTTGACAGTCTGGACAATACTGTGGCCGCCGCAAATTGCGCGTGGATATGTCGTGTTAACAATCACCAGGCCCTGCAAGGTGTTGTTGGGACCGGGGTATAAAGGAGAGCGGACATGAATCGTACGACTTTTAGTAAAGCCGTCGTTCCTGGATTGTTCTCTTTTATGACAAGCTCGTATAAAGAGGTTAGTCCTTTTTATCAGCAAGTCACGACAATCCGGAGCTCTAAAAGAACATACGAAGAGTCAGCGTATTTTACTGGCCTTGGTTTGTTCCGTGAGAAGCCTGAAGGTGAAGCCATCAGCTATGATGATTTCATTCAAGGGCCGACAAAACGCTGGGTGCATCGTACCTATGCGTTAGGGGTAAGACTCACCGAGGAAATGATTGACGACTCACTGTATCCTGACATTCCGACGGAAATGGGAGACATGACCAAGGAATTAGGGCGTTCATCGAGAGAGACGATCAATATTCTCGTGCACGATATGTACAACGGTACCACGAAAACAGCCGGTGACGGTGTTGCAATCTTCAGCGCATCACACAAGAAATTGGGTGGTGGGTTGTGGAAGAACACTTTGTCGTCCGCTGCTGACCTTTCGGCGACATCGTTGCGTCAAGCTTTGCAGGACATGGAAAACACCACAGATGACCGTGGTAAACAGCAAATCGTCAAGGCTAAGTACTTGATGGTTGCACCCGCTTACGAGTGGACTGCTAAAGAGCTGTTGAACTCTGGGTACGACCCGGAGAGCGCGAACAACGCTATCAATCCGTTGCAGAGTCGTAATCTGCAACTCGTCGTTAATCCGTATCTTACGGATGAAGACGCATGTTTCTTAATCGCCGAGAAGAACCCGATCATCACGTTCATGAGACGTGAAGTACGGTTCGCGAAAGACGGAGATTTTGAAACAGGTGATGCGAAGTTCAAGGCTAGTTTCCGTTTGTCGACCGAATGTAATTATCCGCTCGGGATTTTCAAAATCCAAGGCGTATAGTTCTTTAAACGATATGACGGGGTGTATCAATGTGGTGCACCCCGTCATATTACCTGCCACAACGGGGTAAAACCCGTGAGGAGAACAAAATGCCTACAAAAGTAGCCGGTTCCAAAGACACAAGTTTTCCAAATGGTATTACGACGAGTATCGTTAATTCTACAAGCGGTATTCGTAGCGACCGTGATATCATCCTTTCTACCTTGTTCGCGAGTGGTACGGCAGCCGTTACACAATACGTTTCGGTACCGTATAAATGCGAATTGGTGGAAGTTCAGTTTGTGCAGGGTCAAGCTATCGGTGCAACACCTCCGACGGTTGTGGCACAAATTGGTTCAGCCGGTACTACCCTTGCGACGTTGCAGTTGACGAGCGCAGGTGTGGCCGGAGGGTTACAAACTACGACGACGATTGCGTCAGCGGCCGTCGCCGCCGGTGAAACTATCGGTTTAGTACACGCTACCCACGCGACAACGTACGGTGGGACAGCATCTGTGGTATTAAAAAGAGTTACTTAATGGAATTACTGGGAATAGCGTTGGTTGTGTTTGCGATGTATCTGCAAACTTTAACCTTTTCATACGTAATTGATGATGAAGTTAAACGTGCTGATTATTTGTATGCACTTCCAGCGCTAGCCCCACATCCAGATTTTTATAAAACGAAACCATCACCATGGTACCGCTTGTTCATGGTTTCGATGCACGCTGTAAACGCAATGCTCGTCGGTGCAATATTCGGGTGGCCTGCGGGATTATTATTTGCTGTGCACCCGCTGTGTGTCAATGGTACCGCATGGGTCACGGGAAATTATTACGCGACGACCGCGTACTTTACGCTGATTGCATGGTGGATGCTCTTTCATAATTTTGTATTCGCAAGTGCTGTGATATTTATTTTCGCAATGCAGTCGACGATTACCGCCATTTCAGTACCGTTCGTATTCATACTCGCGGGGCCAGTCGGAGGTCTGTG